AGCGTCGGCAACTTGTCGGCGACGGGCAGAAAATCGACGGTGAAGTCGTGGCCGCGGACATGCACGGTGGCGGATTGATGGGCGCTCATTACGTCAGCGCCCAGACAATCACCGCCAGCACGGCGATGCCGGCCAGCAGGGTGAATATGTAGATCCCGTCCGAGACCAGATCGACGTAACCGTCGCTGGCATCGCTGCATCCGTTGTCGTCGTCGTTGAACCACATAGCTGCCTCCTGTTTGGTTTCTCGGTATCAGTGATCACCCGGTCTAGGCTGTCGGCGGTGCCAGGGAGCCGTTGCTGCTTGGTCGTGGTGCGGTGCTGATGTGAGGCAGTATGAGGCAATGCCTATGCTATGTCAAGAGGCAATGCTTATTGACAGGCAAGAGGCAATGCCTCATGATTGCGGCCCATGAACCCAATCGATCGCGCCTGCGAAGTAATCGGAAGCCAGAAGGCGCTGGCTGACATCCTCTGCGTGAAGCCTGCCACGGTGAGTCAGTGGCGCAACGGCATCCGCCCAATCCCAATCGAGCGATGCCCAGACATTGAGCGCGCCACAGAGGGCGCTGTCACGCGGCGCGATCTGCGCCCCGACGACTGGCAGCGCATCTGGCCCGAACTGGCAGAGCAGGCCGGGGTATGAGCCCATCCCAGCGGTACGAGGCAGCAAAGGCTCAGTGGATCGCCACGCATCCCGACGCCACGCCTGACCAGTATCAGGCCGCGATGCGCGTGCTAGCGAGAAAGGCAGGACTGTAATGGCTGGGGACTGGATCAAGATGCGCTCGAACCTCTGGGACGACCCAAGGGTTTCAGGGCTGGCAGACGCAACAGGCGCCGGAGAGGCGGCGATCATCGGCGGGCTTTACTGGCTCTGGTCTACCGCCGATCAACACACAGAAGACGGGTTCTTGCAGGGCCTGACGGTGAAGTCAATCAACCGAAAGACGGGGATCAAAGGCTTCGGCGAGGCGCTGATCAGCATCGGATGGCTTGTCGAAGCAGACGGCGGAATGACAATTCCGAGGTTCGAAGAGCATAACGGCGCCTCAGCAAAAAACCGCGCGCAAACTGCTCGACGTGTTGCGAAATGCACCACAAAAACTAACGCACCGCTAACGGTCGAAGCGTTAGCAAACTCCGAAAACGCTAACGGCGAGAGCGTTAGTAGTGCGTTAGCTAGAGAAAGAGAAGAGAAAGAGAGTAAACCTTCTTCTGCGTCGCAGCCCTCTCCGGACCCCAATGCGCCGCCCTTGGCGTCGCCGAAACAGCCGAAGGGGAGCAGGCTTCCCCCGGACTGGAAGCTCCCGAAGCCCTGGGGCGAATGGGCGATGGAGGACAGGGGCCTCTCTGCCGAACAGGTCCGCACCGAGGCCGACAAGTTCGCCGACTACTGGCGAGCCAAGCCGGGGAAGGATGCGGTCAAGCTCGACTGGCTGGCGACGTGGCGCAACTGGGTCCGCAATGCGGCGGAACGGATTCCTGCAGGCGATAGAAGTCCGTCCGGCTCCGCTCTGTTCGCCGGGGTGATCTGATGCTTCCGCGCGGATCTTCCCCCCTGATCGCCATGCGCAAGGCCGGCAACGCTCCTGAGGGTTCCGTGATGGTCGATTACGGAGACTTCCCCGATCCGGACTGGCATCGCTGGGCGAACACGATGCACTCGCCGAGGCTTGTCGTTCGCCCTGACGAACCAGTCGATCGCCTCGACTTCCGCTGCCTGGTCAAGCTGCCTGTGCTGCTGTACGTGGCGCACTACGACGAAAAGGCCGCGCTGCTCTTCGTCCGCCTGCAGGACTACGCCAGCGAGATCGCCATGCTATCGCCGGACTTTGACGACGACATCGGCTCATGGTGGCTGCCGCGCTACGGCGTGAAGACGTTCGACGAGCGGGCCATCGTCACCGCCTACGAGGACGCACGAGACCAACGGACACACGCAGCGCTTACCCGAAACCGTGCGGCTTACGACGCCGCGACCGCGATAGAACTTCGCTTGTTGGAGGAACACAAATGGCTCAGATGCTGACCGCTGATGCGGTCGATTTTTCCGCGTACCTCGAAGAGACCGACGCCGCGCACAAGGTTGTCCGCGCCAGCTCGTTCGTTGATGACGTGATTGCGTATTACCACGCGGGCAACGCGCTTCAGGGTGCGAAGATGCCCTGGCCGAAGACGCACGCGAATGTCCGCTTCCGCTCCGGAGAGGTGACGCTGTGGGCCGGGATGAACGGCCACGGCAAAAGCCTCGTGCTTGGCCAGGTGGTCCTCGGCTTTGCTGCCGAGAAGCAGCGCGCGTGCATTGCCTCGATGGAGATGAAGCCGGCGATAAGCCTCGCGCGCATTTGCCGCCAGGCTCACGGCGCGACGCTGCCGGACACCGAGTACATTCGCAGCTTCCATGCCGCGACTGATGGCCTGCTGTGGCTCTACGACCAGCAGGGAACGGTTCGCCCCGAAATGATGCTGGCCGTTGTCCGCTACTGCGCCGACCGCCTGCGCGTCGATCATTTCGTAATCGATAGCCTGATGAAGTGCGGCATCGATGAAGACAATTTCAACGGCCAGAAGCGGTTCGTCGATGCGCTGACAGCCGTCGCCCGCGATACCGGGATTCACATTCACCTGGTCGCGCACAGCCGCAAGAAGGCCGACGAGCATTCGCCCCCGGGGAAGATGGATGTCAAGGGCACCGGGACAATCACCGATCAGGTCGATAACGTGATGACGGTCTGGCGCAACAAGCGCAAGGAATCCGACCAGCAGGCGGGGATCACGAAATCAGCGACCGATCCCGACGCGATGATCATCTGCGACAAGCAGCGCAATGGCGAATGGGAGGGACGCATCGGGCTGTGGTTCATCCCCTCCGCGATGCAGTTCGCCGAGGATGGCGTCAGCGGCCCGTCGCGCTTGCTGAAGGTTTGACGGAATGACCGAACTCCGGACCTGGAAGCCGGTAGGCGAATACCGCTGGGTGTGCGCGCCTTGGACCGTGACCCGCTACGAGGTTGCCGGCGGTCCGATGTTCGCGCTCTGGCGTGGCGAAGAGCAAAAGGCGACCGGCTACAGCCGGGACCGTGGGGCGCTGATGGCGCTGGCGAAGAATCTTGACGAGGCGGAGGCGAAGAAATGCTGATCGGAACGGAACTTAGCAACTGCATGGCGAATGGACTCCCGGAGCCCGTACCGTCGCGCGCCTGCGCGCATTTGCCGGGCATGGAGCCCGAGCGCCGGTCGAAGCTCTCGGTCGAGTTCGTCGTTCCCGGCGAGCCGCGGGCGAAGGGCAGGGCGCGCAGCCGGATCGCGAAGGGCAGGACCGGGCAGCAGTTCGTGACGCACTACACGCCGAAGGAAACGGTCGAGTACGAGAACCTGGTCCGGATGGCTGCGCACGAGGCGATGGATGGCCAGGCGCCGACGAGCTTTCCCTGCGCCGTGTCGATCTGGGCCTATTGCTCGGTGCCGGCCTCGTGGTCGAACAAGAAGCGCGCGAAGGCGCTGGCCGGCGAAGTGCTGCCGACCGGGAAGCCGGACCTCGATAACCTCGAAAAGGCGATTCTCGACGGGATGAACAAGATCGTCTTCCGCGACGATGCGGTCGTCTGCGACGTGATCAAGCGCAAGAGGTACGCCGATACGCCGCGCGTGCAGGTGATCGTCCGCGAGCTGGATGGCGAGTCGGCCTGACGGATGACGCCGCAGCGCTCACGCCCGAAGTCGTATCAATCGCCATGGCTGATCGTGCGCGCCGATCCGGTCGATTGGTTTCGACTGCTGGCCGACCTGCAGGGATTCGGCTATACGAACGCCGATGTCGCCAGGGCGATCAACGTCGCGCCCTCGACGCTGGCGGAGTGGAAGCAGGGGATTGAACCGAAGTTCGAGAACGGCCGGGCGCTGGTGATGCTGCATGCCAGCGTTTGCCTTGAGGCTGCCGAAATACGACATACCGAATCCCCCGGGAGCCCTTGACGGGTAAAACGCCCCCATCGCAACCGATGGAGGCCGTTCATGTCCCGCACCACAGACGTTCAAGTTCCCGGGGAAACAGCGAACCCCGACGACACCAAGCACAGCGTCGACGCCGCGCTTAAGGCTGCCGCCACTGGCCGCACCCATCGCGTCAAGAAGCACCGCGAAGCCCCTCCGACGCCGACCGTCGATGATCCGATGCGTCCCGCTGGTGTCGGCATCAATGCCCGCACGGAGATCCCCTACGCCGAGGCGCTGGCGAGGCTTGAGGCCGGCACGCTGACGAAATCCGTGCTGACTCCCGAAGGCTGGGTGTGTCCTCCCGAGGCGCCGCACCCGTCCCACCGAACCCCACCGAAGCGAGGCTGATCATGTGCGGCGGAATCTTCGGCGGTGGCGATAGCTCCCCGCCTCCCGTTGTCCAGTCCTCACCGATTGCCGACCAGGCCAAGGCCGATGCTGACGCCGCTGGCAAGTCGGCCCAAGCCAAGACGCAGCGCCGTCGCGCCGCCCGGGCATCGTCCCTGCTGGCGACCGGTGGCGGTGGCGATCTGTCCAATCCGGTGACCGGCCTGCCTTCTGCGCAGTCGAAGCCGACGCTCGGAGCCTGATCCGTGGCCGCTGATGTCGCCGCCCTGTTGCGCCGCCTGGCTGCCCTGAAGGGCAAGCGGACCGCCGTCGAGAACGAATGGAAGAAATGCTACGACTTCTCGATGCCGATGCGCGGCGCGTTGCTCTCGGCTGGTGGCACTGCCGGCGCGGATGGCAACCTGAGCGAGGGCGCATCGAAGAAGGCCGACTTGCTCGACAGCACGGCGACCGACGCGGTGCGGATCCACGCCTCTGCGCTGATGTCCGGTCTCACTCCGGCGAACTCGCGCTGGTTCGGGCTCGATGTCGGCGCCGGCAAAGAGGACGACGAGGACGCGGCCCGCAAGTGGCTCGATGAGGTCGCCGAATCGATCTGGGAACAGATCCACGCCAGCAACTTCGACGCGGTAGGCTTTGACTGCTGCATCGACATGACCATCGCCGGCCAGTTCGCCATGTTCATCGGCGAGAACGAGACCGGCCTGCAGTTCGAGCAGTGGCCGCTGGCGTCGTGCTACTTCGGCGCATCGACTCGGGGCGGCGCGATTGATACCGTCTTCCGCGAAGTCTCGATGTCTGCCGAGCAGGCCGTCGCCGAGTACGGCGCGAACATGGTCAGCGAGAAGACGCGCGACCTGGCGACCACGAAGCCCGACGAGGCCGTGTCCGTGGTCTGGGCGATCTACCCGCGCAAGGACGCCAAGGGCAACCAGGCGAAGAACATGCCGATTGCCTCCTGCCACTTCGAGCGAGACAGCAAGACGATCCTGCGCGAGTCCGGCTATCACGAAATGCCGGTCGTCGTGCCGCGCTGGCAAGTGCTGCCGGATTCGGTCTATGCGCTGGGCCCGATGCACGATGCGCTGCCGGACGCCAAGACGCTGAACGAGGTTGTCCGTTACGTCCTGGCCAA